TGCTAGTCAAAAAGATGTTGATTTCACTTGTACCGATATTGTATTAAAAGCAAATATTCCGATGTCACCAAAGCGATTCGGTAGATTATTAAATAACAATATCGAATTGCTTGAAAGCGAAGGTGTTCATATTACTAAATGTAGAACTGCTGATAGTAGATCCTATCATGCTACATTTATAGAACCTTCGCAAAATGAAGATGATTAATGTAGCACGTTTTGTTGCATAGCAATGAAAGTGGCGATAATGATTCATCTTCTGATTATTTATCTTTAGTATAAATAATCACTTGTTTATTAGCTTAGGCTTAAGTTCTATCTTAAGTCTTTGCGATTAAACAAGATGGGATTTTAAGGGATACCCTTAACTCACATCGGGCTATGCCCTAGTGAGATAGGTCATAAAATGACCATTCTCACGATACTACCCAACTAATTAACGTCATAACGTCACAAAAATTATGAAAGGATTATAAATATGTTTGATGGATATCAGGTATTAACTATTACAAATAAGATTAAATCATCAGACATCGGAGGACTTAGTAAAGAACTTACTGAAAGAAAAGGTACAGGTAATTATGATAAAGAAAGAACTAAATTTAATGTTGAATTTGTTCCATTATGTAGCTCAGATTTAGCTAGTTCAACATATAAAACTTTATATAAGAATAATATAGAATTTAACAAAAACAACAAAAAGATAAATTTATTAAATGGATGTGTAATAACAAGTGGTCAAGAATTTTTCAAATCTTTAGGAATGAAATTTGAAGACACTGGTGAATTTCATGCAGAAGGAAAACTTAAAGGAGAACCAATACAAAAAGCATTAATAAAATCAAAAGAAGATATTCCAGAAAGAGTTTTAGAATATTTTAATTATTCAAATGAATTTATGTGTAATTTAGTTGGTAAAGAAAATGTAGTCTACTCTGCTATTCATTTTGATGAAAATACTCCTCATATGCATTTCTACTTTACTCCAGTTGTTCATGAAGTAAAAAGAAAAGTTTTTGAAACTGATAAAGATGGTCATCAAATATTAAAACCATATATAACTAAAGATGGTATAGAAAAAATGATTCCTATTCAAAAGAAAGATGAGAATGGTAAAATTATTTATAAATCTGAATATGGCAATTTCCTTAATTCTGATCAATTTTGGAAAGAAAAAGGATTTAAAACATCATATGCAAAAATTCAAGATGATTATAATAAATTTATTAATGAAAAAGGTTTTAATCTTGATAGAGGTGAAGTTGGTGCTAATAAACATCATTTAACCAAAGCAGAAAAACAATTAAAAGACTTACAAGAACAAAACAAATTATTAGAACTTGAATTAAGCAAAAATAAAGCTATAAATGAAGTTGAAATATCTTACAAAGATAAAATATCTGATGTAGATACAAATCCCCTTCTAAACCCAGAAAAAGGTAAAATAATGGGATATAAAGAGAAAGATATTACTAACTTATCTAACTACTCTAAAGAAATAACTAAAGATAATCTTAATAAATCCAAAATAATAGAACAAAATGAAATTAGTCTTGAATCTAAGCAAAAAGAAATTAATAGATTAAATACTGAAATTAAAAATCTTAAATCTGGTAAAACTTTACAAGATAAAGATAAAATAATTGAAAATCAAAAATTAATTATAAGAGAAAAAGATGAAACAATAGAATATCAAAATAATATAATTAAATCATTAAAACAAGAATTAGCTAATGTTAAAGAAATGGCTACTACACTTCTACGAAACGTTAAAGAAGTTGCAACTGATTTATATAAAGCACTAAAAAGAACATTAGGATTTGATGTTGATAAAAATCAGAAATACGATTATTCTGCTTTTAAAGATTTAAGTAGAAAAATTAATAAAAAATACGAACGAAATAAATCAGATGACTTTGAATTGTGATATAATTAGGTTATAATATGTATAGGAAATTATTTATATTTCTTAGATGGAGGAAAATATGAAAAATTTAAATAATTATGATTGGTATTGTGATGAATGTAATGATCTTTTAAATAACCAATCGGGATTCAATACAAGTTGTGGAACTTGGTATTGTAAAAAATGTGGAGAAGTTAATTATATCGATGAGTCCGAAATATTAGATGATTATGATATAGATGAATTTAAAAATTCAGGTTTCGATTCATACAACGAATACAAAGATGATAGAGATTCATCGGAAGCTCTTAGTGCATATGATGCAGCATTAATTTGGCAATCACATGGTAGAGATGAAGATTATACATTTGGATATTCAGAAGATGAATTAGAAGATGCATTAAGATAAATTTTATTAACGATAGCTTAAATGAGCTATCTTTTTTATTGATAAAATTGATAAACAATCAATGATTATTAAAAATAAATAAAATAATGGTAAAATATAGATGTATGTCGATATTTTACGGATAAGAAAAGGAGGAATAAAATGTCCGTAAGACAACTTAAAGAAAATAAAATAACAAAAGATGGAAGATCTTGGGTATTTATACAATATAGTAAAGGTTTAGATGGCAAAAGACATCAATATCAATCACAAGCATATATGACTGAAGATGAAGCAATACAAGCTGAAAAAGCATATTTAAATAAATATAAAGATGTTGAAGTTAATCCACATATGACATTTAAAGAAGCTTATACTATATATTACGATTACCAAAAAGATAAAATAAAAGATTCTACTCTTAAAACATATAGAGATAGAATCAAATATATGGGTTTATTAGATAATGTAGAATTAGTAAATTTAAATTGGGATTTATATCAAAAATGGAGAGCACAAATTAATAAAACAAATCTTTGTGATAGATATAAAACTGATATTCAAAAATTTATAAAGCAAGTTATTAACTTTGCTGAAAAACAATGGGATTTTAATTTAAGAAAATTTTATAATAAATTAGAACCATTTAAAACTCCAGGTGCATTAAAGAAAGAAATGGATTTTTATGAACCTGAAGAATTCTTTAAATTTATTTCAGTAGTTGATGACTTAAGATATAAATGTTTCTTTGAATTATTATATTATTGTGGATTAAGAAGGTCTGAGGCAAGAGGTTTACAATGGAAACATATAGATTTCAAAAATAAACTATTAACTGTTTCTCAGCAAGTACTAAATCCATCTAATTCTAATGCTAGTACAGAGTGGTATATATCTAGTACTAAAACAGAAGCATCAAACAGAACTATACCAGTACCTACTACTCTATTAAATGATTTATCAGAATTAAGGAAAACAAATGAAAAGTTTTCAAAATTTAAACAGACTTGGTTTGTTCTTGGTGATGACGTTCCAATGGCTACTGGTAGAATGTATTTTTATAGAGATAAATATGCCGAAAAAGCTGGAATAAGAAGAATTAGATTACACGACTTTAGACATTCATGTGCATCAGCATTAATATCTGGAACTGCTCCAATAACTGCTGTATCTAATTTCTTAGGTCATTCTGAAACTACTGAAACACTAGAAACTTATACTCATATGTTTAAAAAAGATCTTGCAAATGTTCCTAAATTTTTTGACACATTAGAAAAAGACTTTAACGAAAAGTCTTCTGAATAAACTATACTAAATTTATATAAACCATCAATTTGATGGGTAGATGATGGGTAGCGTTCTATCAAATTTATCAAAAATCCCCGTAAAACAACAAAAATGGATGCCTTTCGGCATCCTTCAGGGGGTTGTGGTTTTGTGCAATTTGAGGTTTTATGAAAGCTCAAAACCCCTTATTTTATGGGGTTTTTTCATTTTGAGATTTCATTGCAAAACTCTGGATTTCAGCATATTTGTATCTAAATGTGTATCTAGTTGCAATTTTCGTGTATTTTTTTTGGTTATTTTTCGGCTTCTTTCAAGACCAATATATCACACTTTTTTAGCTATAGCTATTTTTTTCTTGACAACTTTTTTCTTTTAAGTGAAGTATAGTACGACGAAGGGAGATTTTGATTATGCCTGTATATAAATCTGAAGAAAAAACTAAAAGCGGAAGGTCTTGGTATTTTAAAACACAGTATGATAATTATTATGAAAAAGGAATTACTATGTGTAGTAAAAAATATGATACCATGGCTGAAGCTAAGGAAGCTGAACTTAACTTTTTGCTTTATGCTGAAAAAATGAAATCTATTCCTACTAAAATGACTTTTGAAGAATTGTTTGATTCCTTCTGTAAACATAAATCTAAATCTGTAAAATATAGCACTTATATAGGATATACTAAACAAATCAAATATTTTAAAATGTTTATGAAGGTCAAATGTGTTGATTATAATATATATCAATTTGAAAAGTGGAGAAAATTAGTGTCAAAGAAAAAAATTAGTCTGCGATATAAAAATGATCTTATAAAGTTTTGGAAGTCTATTTTAAATTATGGTACTGATTGGTATGGTTTCAATTTTTCTTCTGTTTATAGAAAGATGGAACGTTTTGTTGAACCTGATGCAGTAAAAAAAGAAATGCAATTTTACACTTTTGAGGAATTTAAAAAATTCTTATCTAATGAAGAAGATTTGATGTATAGATGTCTTTGGCAAATTTTATATTACTGTGGCTTAAGACGTGGAGAAGCTCGTGGTTTGCAATGGAATAATATTGATTTCGATAAGCATACTTTAACTGTTACAAAACAAGCGATAGATAATCCTTATAAAGATTCTCAAAAATATTTGTTAGTTCCTCCCTAAAACAAAAACCAGTAGAAGAACTATTCCTATACAAAAGAATTTATACAACGATTTATTAATTTATAAAAATTATTTAATTGAACATGACCTTTATTCAAAAGATGGTTTCATTATTTTTCGTGATTTTCCATCCATTCCTTTTACTCCTAGTGTAATTTTCACAAGAAAGCAAAATTTATCAAAACAAGCTAAATTAAAAAATATAAGGCTCCATGACTTTAGACATTCCTGTGCTTCTCTTTTAATAAATTCTGGTGCTAATGTTACTGTTGTTGCTAAATATCTTGGTCATTCAGAAATCGAAGAAACATTAAATACTTATTCACATATGTTCCCACATGCTCTTAATGAAGTTATTAATGTTATTAATACGGTTAATACGTCTAATTAACCTCTTTTTTCGTGCATTATTACTTGACTTTTTTCTTATATTAAGTGATTAATAGAACAACCTTAAAGGAGGGGTATTATGAGTAATTTATTTTATTTAATTGGAAGGCTTAATAATTATACTGTACATGATGACAACATAGAATTGATGATTTATTATCGTGGTGATGATGGTGACTTCACAATTCCTGTTTCTACTAATTTTTTACCAAAAAAAGAATTAATCGATATGTTAGAAGAAGATATGGTAATCGCAATAAAAGGTCATGTTACTTTAGATGAAAATAATCACCTTACTGTGATTGCAGAAAAATTATCTTTTCTTACAACTAAAAAAGAAAGTGGTGATAATAATGAAAGTAAGTAAAAAAGAATTAGAATTATTAATTGAAAAATTACAAAATTGTGTTGATGAAATGGAAGATAAAAATCTTGATGAAATTTCTACTAGATGTAATACATATAAAATGAATAGATTTATCAGCTTTGGTTATTCTGGATATCTTAGTCTTGACAATGATTATATTGAAGTGGATGATGAAAATGAATACTAAATATGTCTTAAAAGGTTTTTGGGATAATGAACCTGTTTATTATCAAAAAGTAGAAGGTATAATTTTTGAAAAAATACCAATAGTTAAACTAACTACTTCTATTAACGAAGCAACTAAATTTAATTCAATAGAAAAAGCAGAAGTTGAATATAATAATGTTTCTAATAAAATATTTAAAATTTATCCTGTCTGCCCTATATGTGGGAATGCTTATTCTGGACATCCTGCTATTTCACGTTATGATAATAAGTCTAAAATATGCTCTAGATGTGGAACAAATGAAGCTCTAACAGTTTTTATTCATAACAAATAAAAAGCTCATTAATTTAGAGCTTTTTTATTTACCATCATAATTATGAATTCTTGAATCTATATATTCCCATTCTTCTTCTGTTATATCCCACATTTCTCTTAATTTTTCATCTGTGTATGTTTCTGTGTAGCTTTCTAAGTCCGGAATAAAACAGAAATTCTTTTTAGTTATATTTTGTGATACTACAGTTTGTAATAACAAAAATCTAACTATTTTTGTTAATATATATGATTTATATGATTTTACTTCTTCCTCAGTTTTAAAACTTCCTAATACTAACCATGTTTCTGAACAAGCATATCCTGGTTTTGCAATTTGAACATTTCCATTATAATAAAATCCAACAGGCTTAGTAAAATCTGTTTGTCCAGCAATTGGAGCTTTTGGAACTAAAAATTTCCATTTATCTAGCATTTTATAACTATCAACTACGTCTTTTTGTGATACATATTTAACTCCTATTTTTTGTGTGAAATAACATGGGGTATTAGTTGGAACTTCACTATATTTATATGTGGTTGGAATTCCAAACGGCTGTCTTGATGAAACTCTATCTGACAAGTATTTTCCTGTAATCCCGTGTTTAGACATTATTTTCTTAACTATTTCTAATGCTTTACCATTTCTTACAAAGAATTCATGTTCACTCAAATCTCTTTCACTTTTCATTACACCTAGACTTGAATGATTAATTACTTCACATAATCCATCACTTTCTTTTTTCCATAAGAAATAGCATACTCCTCCAGCTATGTCTACTGTCGGGAAAATATAATTAGAATTTTCAAAATCACATAGTTTTCTTATTTGTTTATCTTCTAACATAGCTTTTCTAAACTGATCTAATCCTTTACCTCCAGAATACCATCGTGCTGGCATAATCATTGAAACATAATTAGGCGCTATTTTTTTTGCTTGTTCAACAAACAAATTGTATACAGGCTTAGAACTCATTTCTGCTGTTCCACCACCATCCATAATTTGATATGGTGGATTTCCTATTATTGCATCAAAATCCATTTCTCCGTGTCCTTCCTTTCTCCAATAAGAATACTTTTTAACTTTTTCGATAAATTGTTCTGGTTTATTAATCATCATATTTATTAAATTATCAAAATAATGTGCATTAACCCTTATTGGTTTAAATCCTGCTAATGTTCTCTTAGTTATAGATTTTGCCATTGGTGTTTTACATACTATATAAATGTTTTTTTCTATAGTTTCTGTCCAAAGTTCTTCTAATAAAATATCTGTTAACTCTTTTTCATCATATGACTCACATTTTGTTTTAAATATGCTATAAGCAATATATAAAGGATATAATCCTGTTTTAGAATTTATTTCTAATATTTTTGTTCCTTTTTTAAAAATATCTGATGTAACTGTAGGTTGTTCTATAAATCTTGGTTCATCTAATACTTCTTTAAAATCATCATCATAAAAGCAGTATCCACCAACACAATCACTTAAATGTAAATTTACAACTCTCCAAGGTGTTAACACTGTTTCTTTATCTGGATTTTTAAAACAAGAAAATAAATCAGATATCTTTTTTACTCTTTCTAATGGTGGTAACTCATCTGCGCTTTTTGCAGTATTTCTTATTTTTCTTCCAGCTGATATAAATACTTCTTGATCATAGTATTTAGTAAAATTATTAAATATTTCTTTTGTTACTCCTGTTGGCATGAATTCTTCCCAAGATAAATCATCAACTATGTCAGTTAATTGGTTAATTGTTATATCCTCTGTTATCGGTACATCTGCGCCATAAATTAATAGTGGCATTCTAATTGATATACCTCTTAATATTGATATAGCATCTTTTTTATTTCTTGCTCTTTCTTTTAATTCTTCTAGTTTTGCTAGTTCTTCAGGACTTCTTTCTTTTAATGGCTTCTTTTCTATTCTTTCTTTTTCTTCAAATTCTTCTTCAGTAAAGCCTTGTCTGTTTATATCTATTTCATTAGTTTGATGAGAAGCTTTTGTAGAACCTATAATACCTTTTAATTGCCTAAAATCTTCTAATGCTACACCATCTAACCTTAATAATTCATCATTATATATTGTTGAATCATCAAAACCGTTTTGTACAGCTCTTTCTGCATAAGCTCTTTTTAATTGTTGCAACAAGTTGTTAGTATTGTACTGTTTCATACTTGTTCCTTCAATTGAAATTACTGGACAATAATTTAAAAATTCTCCTAAAATTTTTCTATCATCCATACCTGTTTTACCAGCTTTAGTAGAAATAGCTACAGATTCAGCCACCATTTTTAATGTCCTGTCAGGAGCAAAATCAAACACGTAACAACTTGTTTTAATCTTTCCATCTTTGTTACACGGCGATTGAACTCTGAATATTGTTTGCAAGTAATTAGATGCTGAGGTAGAAAATGAACCCGATAACATCATAACTGAATTCCATTCTGGAACTGTTACACCCGTTGTCAATTTCCCACATGATAATGTAATTGTATAGCCTCTGTTTCCTGCATTTTTTATTGCATCTTGTACCAATTTTAAAGCTGTTTCAGATTTAACATCATCATCTCCATCTCCTGCAACATTAACTATTTCAAAGCCCATTCCAAATACTGGATGACTTTTCAGTAATTTACTTAAAGCTTTGGCTTCTTTAATTCCTGGAACCACCCATAATGAATGTCTAAATAAATCCCTATATGTTTTTGATGAATATGGATAATTACTGTCTGCATCATCTTTAGTAATCAAATTTAAAAAACTTTTAACATCTTCTTCATGATAAAAATCTCCAATGCTAGTTCCGGCTGGCATGGGTTTCTTATCAATTTCAATATCTCCTGTCCACACTCTAAAAAATTCTCTAAAATTAAATGCCTTATCTTCAAATTCTACATAATTTCCTTTACCAATTAATTTACCTATATCATATGTAAATATCTTCATTTCAGGCAATTCTTCATATGGGTTCGAATCTCCAAAGTGCAAATTATCCCATATTCTTTTTTGTGTTTGTTCCATTATGTAATCCCAAGTATATATACTCTTATCATCATAGTCTCTTAAAATATTAAATGGTGTTCCTGATAGCGCTAAAAATTTTGTATCATATCCATTGTTTTCTTTATATATATTTTTTATTACCTCATCACCCAAGGTTGTTGTAGTACCTTCATGAGCTTCATCTATAATTACAAAATCCCAATTAAGATTAAATATAATATTATTTTTATCATATTTACCACCAACTGTTCCTGAACCTCTTAAATCCTGCATAGAAGCAAAATATATATAATTTTTGCCAGATGCTTCTAATTGTTCTACATCATAGCCACTGCCTTTAGAACCATATATGTAGTTATCCATTCCATTAAAAATTTTAGTAAAGTCTTCATACCATCCAACATCTACTACTGGTCTGTGGGTAATTATTATTGTTTTCTTAAAATTAGATCTTTTTATAACTTCTAATGCTGACAAAGTTTTTCCGAATCTCATTTTTGCATTCCAAAGCATTTTATTCCCATTTGAAAAGCGTTTTAACGTTTTTGTTATAGCTTCTTCTTGCTCTGGTCTAAAAATAATTGGTCTTATCGTTTCTCTAGTAGAATTTGATAAATTATTATGTCCTTTTTTGACAGCATCTATTGCTTTTACTGCTGTATTTAAGTTAACTCTAAACCATTCTCTACTTGTAGAGCCTTTAATTTTTTCTTTTAAAATATTAGAATTTTCTAATATTTTATGAACATCGTGATCTCTAAATGCTTTAATACACATGTTTCCGAATTTGTCTTTTACAGTTTTAACAGCTAATTCTGTATGTAATAAAGCTGGAATTACTCCGGCTGTATTGGTATACTGTTTAATCCTATTAAGCGCTGATTGATTTAAAGCTCTACAATTAGGTGGCAAACTATCAATTGGCTCATCCGATTTAATCGTTGCATCTCCTATTTTTAATAATCCTTTATGCGCTTCATCTCTAATTTCAAAAATATATATTAATTTATATTCATATGAGGATTCAAATTTCATTTTTTTCTTCTCCTTTCCATCACATAGATGAATTTATTAGTTCTATTTGTTTTCCAATTCATTATTTTACAATAAATTCCGTTATGTTTATGGTAATTATTTTGTTTGCATCCTGGACACTCTGTTTCTATTACCTCTTCTCCAAATAATGTCATCTGAGTATACTTACTATTTTCACAACTATATGGAATCACAAAATTTATTCCATCCATTTGCCATATATTCCATACAATAATTTCTGTTATTTCCTTTATTTCTTCTGGACTTGGCTTTTGATTGAACTTATATTTATAATTATCTACGTATGTAAATAATATGTTTTCTCTAGCTAACAACACATTGTCTCCTTGCCAATCATATCCGTATACAGATTTGATCGCTTCTTTCGACCAATATTTCCATTCTTCTTCTGAATCAACATTTTCATTTATTATTCTAAACTTTCTATCTAAAATCCCAACTCTTTCTTTTAAGGGAATTATATTTCCTGATACAGTATCATATCTACTTACTAAATATGGGGCTTCTCCACAAGTTATTTCCATTCTGTTTAAAGTCACGTATTCTTCCCACTTCTTGTTTGTTGGAAATTCTATTTTATCTTCGTTTGTTATCCAACTTGTTTCAATTTCTTTGTTAAAAACGTTTTCTCTACCAAACCAATTATTATCAATTAAATTATTTTGATTATTACATATCCATGACGGAGTAAAAACTTCTGCCTTATCTTTAATTCTTTGATTTTTTTCTTCTTTACTTTTTTTCGTTCTTGGTTTAATTATTTCCCCATAAAAACCTGTTATCCTATCTACTGTGATGTGGTCTTTATCTTGAAAGCCAATACCATGTTTTGAATAATTATCTGTTCCCCACACAATATTCTTTTTACTTGTGTTATCTTTTAATAATAAGGACATTAATTCGTAATCAAATTTTAATATTGTATCTTCTTTTATATCTACTAATTCTTTGAACATTATACACCACACCTCCCGAAAGTAACTACTAATAAAATTATACCATAACTTTTTATTGTTTTCTTGTAAATTTGCATTTATTAAATTAAAATTTAATTAGGAGGTGGAATATGATTATAACAACTAAAGAACGCGCTGAAATGACTGATGAGAAATACGGCGAGATTTTAATGCAACATGATTCTAATGTTAAAAAGCATATTGGAAAGGTTATTGTTTACGATTTTTTTGCTTTTGTATTGGCTTCTGCTTTTAACCATAATTGTATACTTGACAATAATAGTTTAGAAGACGAATATATTGATGCTTGTGATTTTTTAGGTCGTATAAATTTTCCAGGGTATAAATTACTTGACTTAAATAAATTAAATAAAATTTTAGAAGAAAAATATTCTTTAAAAGTTATTAGCGAAGATCCTATAAAAATAGAAAAGATTCAGTCTTAACTGAATCAATTCTACTCTTCAAAAAATTTATCCATACTTACATCAAGAACTATTGATATTTTATATAAAGTTATCAACGAGATATTATTACGATCACTTGGAGATTCTATTCTTTTCAAATGATCTGGGGTAACATTAACGGCTTCTGCTAAATCCATTAATCTTATTCCTTTTTCGTTTCTGTATTTCTTTATATTTTGGCAAACAATATTTTTGATGTTTGGATTGAAGTCATATTGTTTGTTCATACATATCACTCCATTTAATATTATGTCAAATTCGCGAAATAAAATAAGTGACCTTTCGTGCCTAATTTCCGTTTTTATGTTATAATGAATGTGGAGGGCTATGTATGACAAAAAAACAAAATAAATTTACTGAAGAAGAAGCTTTCGTTGAAGTATTTAAATCTTGTTTGGATTATATTCATAAAACAGACGAACTAGATTTAAAAATTATAGAAAACGATATTAAATTCATTCAGCAAGAAATCAAATTCAAAGAAGATGAAGAACCCCTTAAATTTTTTAAAAAAGCTCATAATAAATGGGAAAGTGAACTTGAAGAATTAGAATTAAAATTAGCAAATACTTATAAAAAATTAAATGATGAAATAGTTTCTCAAATTGAGTTTTATAAAAAATTAAAAGATTAAAAAAAGACCTAGCTTTCGCTAGGCTTTTATTATGGAATTAATAATTTTTGTCCTGCATGTATTAAATCAGGATTTGTTATATTATTGGCTTTAGCTATTTCTGGATAACGACTACCATCGTTATAAAATTTCTTTGCAATACTCCATAGTGTATCTCCTCTTACTACAGTATAATAATTTCCTGGTGTTATATTTATTGGAGTTAAATCTTTTTCTTTTACCCATCCTAAGCCATTATTTATATTATACGGACAAGTTCCACTTTTATTAACTATGTATATTTTAGACCTTAAATTATTTCTTTTTTGTCCTGCTCCATTTCCATAGCTATCTCTATATAAAGTTCCTGTGAATATAACTTCATCTCCAACTTTATATTTAAGGCTTCCAGATGGCGCTGGTGCTGGAGCTACCCCACCATATTGTGGTAATTCCTTATTTCCTAATAAATATGGTTTAGGATCTACCCAACTACCATTTACCTTTATACCATAATGCAAATGTTCTCCTGTTGAAAATCCTGTAGTTCCTTTTGTACCAAGTGTTGTCCCAGCTTCTATTATATCTCCCACTTTTACCTTTACACTACCATACTTTAAATGACAATATGTAGTGTATGTATTATTTCCGTGATATAACGTTACATAATTCCCCGATGCTTGGCTTTCTGTATATCCCTTAACCGAATTTCTACAAGCTGTTACTTTTCCTTTTGCAGTGGCTACTATTTCTTTTCCGGAAGTCATGTCTATTCCATTGTGAAAATCTTCTACATATTTTCCTGTAACATTATTCCAAAACTTTCTTTTTCCAAAATCTGAACTTATATAAGAATAGTCCAATCCTTTAAATGGACTTTTTTTTATTTCTTTTAATGTATATCCCATTCTTTATTCCTCCTCATTAAATCCTTCACAGTCTTCTTCTATTGATATTGCTTCTTCTCTTCCTATTTCTTCAATTTGGTCTTCTTTATATTCCATTTTAATTTCCTCCTTTTTCATTTTTAATTTGTTCTAAAACTTCTAATATTTTGGCTGGTAACGGTAATCCCATAGCACCCCAATTTTCTATAATCGATATTCCTTCGTTAGCCACAAAGAAATACACAACTAAATTTCTTATTGCGCCTGTATCTCCAATAATTCCATCCAATAAAAAAGATAGAGCTACTACTATTAAATACCCTACCTTTTTTACTATTCCTTTTGCTCCTATGATGCTATTTAACTTTTTATTAATTATTGCTTTGCAAATTCCTGTGGCATAATCTAATACCATTAAAATTAATAATGTTTTCATTGCTGTATCTAAACCTCCTAAATAATACACTACTGTTGTCAGCACTGTACTAATAATATAATTAATTATTGTTTTCATATTTCCTCCTTTTTAATGTAATTGTACCCAATTCCTGGGTACTGTTTCATTTATTCCTGTTCTTAAATATACACTTCCGGTTGTATTCATTAGGATTTGCCACAACCAACTATCTGTTTCAGTCTTTCTCCATACATCTCCATTATTTGTTATTACAATTATAACTCCATATATATCATACGAAACAGGTGCATTACTATATTGTCCTCCTACCATATAAATACCTGGTTCATAATAATCATTAAAATCTCTTGAAGAGGTATTTTTAAAACATAATGGTTTTGTTCCCAATAAATCACTCAGTTTGTTTCTATTATGCATTATGGATGACGTATCAAGATATGTGTCATTTTTAAATTTAATTGACTTCGACATTATGATACCCTCTTCCAAATATAAACAACTAAATATGGTGGCATATTATTGTGTGCCTTATTTCCACCTGTATCTGTGGTATTTCTTCCAAACATTAGTGATGTTTCTGATTGTGTGCTTAATACATCTCCACCACCGGATGCTTCTGACCAATACCATCTTCCTGTATTATACTTATGACTATGTGATGGCATCTCATCTACAGTTAACTGATGTGTAGCTGAACCTCCTGTATTTCCGGCTGAATAAGTATTTCCGGCTCCCAATAAAAATCTATCTTTTATTTGTTCCCAAATTCCTCCAAAAATTTTGCCTGGATTTATGTTATTAACTGACAAATAAATACTTCCTACAGGATAATATGGACATACATAAATTGGTTCATTATTTTGATTTCTAAATCTTATTGCTTTTGACATCAAGACACCCTCTTCCAAACATATATAGCTATGTATGGTGGCAAATGATTTGTACTCCCTGTATTTCCATGGTTATGTGCTTGACTTCCACCTGTATATTGATTGGTTGCAGTAGTACCTCTGATATATCCACTACCTCCATACGGACCTCCTGGCGCTGTAGCTAACGAAGTTGTTCCACCACCTAAATTCCACAATTGATCAAAATTAGCTACATGGCTATGTTCATTTTGAATATGTGTATGTGATGGTATTTGATTTATATTCAAAGTCAAATCTTTTGTTGAATGATAATGTGTAGTTGTTCCTCCTGTACTTCCAGCCGAATATGTGTTTCCACAACATAACAAAAATTTATCTTTTATTTGTTCCCAAGTTCCTCCAAAAATTGTACCCGGATTTGTACTGTTAACAGATAAATAAATGCTTCCTACAGGATAATATGGACACACATATATTGGTTCATTGCTTCTAGTTTTAAACCTTATCGCTTTACTCATATACACCTACAAATAAGAAAAACCTAATTTTGTTCCACTAGGTTCTGATGCTTGAATCCATCCGGCATTTTCAAAAACATCCCAAGGCTCGCTTCCTGTATTATAAATCGACAATAATTGAACATGTAATGGTCTGTAATATGCTCTTATATAAAACCAAATATCTATCGAATTATCACTATTTTTGATAGCATATATATGACTTAAATTAATGTTTCCTGTTATAACTTCTGTTATTAAACTACTGTTGTTATACCATCCAACAAAAATAATCCCATATCCATTTTCTGTCCCTATGGATGATGTTAAAAGCAAAGTAATATTTCTCTGTTGATAGCCACCACTTGCTGGAAGACGTGCTATTCTGCACCATCCGGTTTCTCCTGTTTGACTATTATAATTCTGATGAGTTCTGTACAGATTCATTTTAAATTCTAATGTTTGCCTTTTATAATTCACACTACTGCTATCTATAAATGTATTATTTTTAATTCTTATACTTTTTGACATTATTACACCTACCAATTATCTATTACGTCATATTCTAAAACCTGAATACCATTGATTTCTAATGATTCACTATTAACAGGAAAGCAATTTATTCCTACAGATAATTTTTTTGTGTCTACAAAAAAAATAAATCTACCACGAGATAAGACTGTATTATATGTTGTTGTGCCGATTTTATCGGTGATGGTTATCTTAAAATCCCATGCCGATTCTTTTGTTAATGATAGGGTGATTTGACTATTATCAGCTATTGTTTGTGCTGTTGAATAAGTGCTTGCAGAAGTTTGTTTATATTGGTATTTTATCGTTACTGAATTTTTTGAATTAAGACTAGAATATGAAGCTTGTACTTTTAAATAGGTTTCATCTTCAAAATTATTCTTTCTCTTTAAATTGATTATTCCTGTTGGCAAAATCCAATTATCTACAATTACTGTTATAGCTTTTGTTGCTGTTAACCCTCTACTATCAGTCACTTTTAAAGTTGCATTTAAATTATTTGATACATTTACTTTTCCAAAATCAAAATCTCCGGCTGAAGTTCTAGATTTAGTTGTACCATTAAATGTTATTTCATATTTACTAATAGAAGCACTTTTCTTTGCTGTAGCAGTTCCGGCAGTAAATAATAAATTACTATTATTTCTAATAATCCTTTGATTGTTTTCTGTTATGGCAGTTGTAGTAGAATTACTATCCTTATAACTTAAACTTCCTACACTTGGAGCACAATTATTTGAATTAATCGAATAAGTTCCTCCTGTTTTTGTTGTAGAGTTATTTCCATATACGATTTTCACTTTGTATGTTGCGCTTTGAGAATTTGGAATACTTGCATATATTGCATCTGTAAAATAGCTCCCTGTATATCCACTTATTGATGTGCCAGATATCTGATCTCCACCAAGTTCCGTACCATTAGAACATACAAAATATACATTTACAGTTCTACCCAACGGATTATAAACACCAATTGTTAAAGTGTTTCCTATTGTAAAATTAGGCATGCTATTAGCATATGGATAACTGTATGTTTTAAAACTTAGATTCCCTGTTTCTGTCCATAATTGGCTATCAGCTCTTCTGACTCTGGTTTTAATATTATAACTTGTATTAGGGGATAATCCTCCAACAGTATAACGTGGATATCCACTTGCATCTTTCCAACTGCCATTATTTAAACTATATTGCAAATAATCACAAGAAGCATCTGCCCCCCAATATACTGTTACTGCTGTTTCATCGTATCCTTCTATGTAATGTGAAGTAAAATTTGCATATCGTGGTATTTTGGTTAAATCCATTTCACCATAGCCACTGGCATCTCCTGATGTATAAGATTGGTTAGCATTATCATCTATTGAAAATGAACATCCTATTCTCTTTGTTCCATCAGCATTATGTCCTACTGTTAAACTACCTGTTGCTATAGTATAATCTTGATTTTTTGGTATTGTTGGAATATATCCACTAAAGGCTTGTCCATCGATATTAACAGAATATGAAATCTTTGTTCCCCAAGAAGACCAATTCCAAGATGTTGATGCAATTGTCAAACTCCAACTTAATGATGATGTATTATTACTTGTAGATGTGCTATTTTCATTTACATGCAAATAAAATGTATGATGGTTTTTACTACCTGTTGCTGAACAAACTACCATCTAATCCACCTCCTACGTTAAAGGAACAATTCCTATTCCTTTATTATCTTCTGTTTCTATTCCTAACCATCTTGCAGTATTACATAAAGTTATTTCTTCTTCTATTACTGATTTTTTCATATGAAATTCATCGCCATTCATCCAAAACACTTTATTGCCTTTAAAATCATAGCCTGTGAATTCCTCTGGATTAATTACAACCTTACTTCCATCTTTTCCAAATATACATACTCCTTTCTCATCAAATGTTCCTATTAATGTATTTGCTACATCATAAATTTCTATTCTTCCGGCTTCATTTAATTGAGAACCCACTTTAAAAGTTCCACCTTTTACAAGATTTGCTGTCATGTTAATTACATTTATATTTTGCATATCTAGGGTTCCATCAATTAACCATGCTGATGTAAACATTCCGTTTATTCCTGTATTAGAAAAACCAATGCCCTGTGAATTAATCATCATTACATTGGTTGCTTCTTCTTTTGGTAATTTGTCCACTATAATTATTCGATTACCTTCATAAATAACATAACTATCTCCTAGTGTACCCCATATTTTAGAAGTGGCTTCATTCAATTCATTTTGTAATTGAACTGTAACTACTTCTTTTGCTGATGTGACTGTTTTGTCTGTTTCGGTTTTCATAGTTGTAATTAAATTCTTTAATTTGTTTTTAAAATTTCCAAATTCTATTTCTACATATTTATCATTTATACAGTCATATTTTAAAGATACAACATTCGTTGTTATATCTATTCCTAAGGCTTCATGTTTAACTGTAATTACATCTCCTAAATCAACAACTCCATCTATATGAGCTTTGACTTTATAATTACATTTAAACAGTTTGTTTTCATTTAAATATCTTTCTGCTTGTATTCTTAAATCATTTATTAATTCTTCTTTATAAGCTTCTTCATTTAAATTACCGTCTTCATCTTTGAATTGTTCTTTATCAATGTCTTGCTCAAATTTCACTACCTTAGTATAAGGTACACTATATATATTTAAATCTGATAATAAATATAGTTCTGGTAATGTTATTCCATCATACCCTACAGGTAGCAATTTTGTTACAACATCATCCCATATTTCTGTACTTTCTATTTCCTTTGAGTTTTTTCCATATTTAATAGTTATCCCACGATCAGCTCCGATTTGTTGCTTTACTCCTATATTCCAATTATCTCTGTATAAATGTCCACCCCATTTCTCAACAACTATTGATATTGTTTCTTCTAATGTTTTTCTTATAATTCTAGCTGTATTCATATCTGCTATATCTGATATTGTTGTAAATGGTGTAGGACTATCACACGAATTATTAAAATGATCTAAAGCATCGTTACAACTCTTATTTTCAACATATGCATTCGCTATTATATATTTCGATGTATCTTTAGACAGATGACATCCTTTAACAATTATTTTGTTGTTTTTTCTTTTGGGATTTGTTAGTCTAAATCCCTGTTCTCCCCATCTTGTATTGGTTCGTACTATCATTCCTTCTTGCAAATAATCTATATCTTCAATTGTGGACTCTAAATCTAAATAGTAATCCCCATTATCTTCTATATATATCTCTGCTTTTCTAGGATGTAAGATTTTTAAACCATTATGATTAAATAATCTTTCTTCCGATTCATAAACTTTAATCATTACAACCACCTACTTTTAGCTTCAACTTTTATTTCAGTCAAATTACCTGTCCAAGTTATTGTATTATTTCCAACTAATAGTTTAGGAAAGATTCCAAACATATTTCTATTTTTATAAACACCATTTAAATAGGCTTCTTCTTTTATGCTATCTATAATCACAGATTCTTCTCCTTCTGGGAATGTATATTTAAATACTGTTGAGCCATTTACAGCCAATTCTATTTCTCCACTACCTTTTAGTGTAATTATTGGTTTAGATGTTTCTAATCCCTTATTATTCACTACTAATGATGTTTCTGTTGTTATAATTAAATATTGTGGCTCTTCATCTTTTAAATATTTAAATGGTTGAGTATGAAATTTAACGGTTGCTGTTTTAAATCGCAACAATTTTTCAAAGTCTATTTTATCTACTATTCTGCAATTGTATATTTTATCTGGTTCATCTGATAAATTTAATGTTCCTTCTCCTGTAAAATACTTTGCTACTGCATCTATATTATAATTTTTGGTTAATCCTATTTTGATAGTCTTTATATAGCTTTCGTATCCCAATTCTTCAATAATATCTCCATCTCTTCCATCTATGGTTGTTGTTGATGTTCTCATTTTAGGTTTTGTTATAGGTGGTAATTCGCATATTAATAATCCTGGAATAGTATCGCTTCTTATTCCCTTCCATTCTACGTATAACATTATGAATACACCACCTTTTCTACATTATCTATAACCAATTCTCCAAACGTTTCATCAAATGCTTTAAATGTCATTCCAGACAATGCTTCTTTAAAAGCATCTACCATCATTTCTTTATTAAACGAAGTTCCTTCTGATGTTCCAACATTTGTTATATTTGTATTTAATCCTAAATCAAAATCTGTTGGTATGGCATCTTCTATATCTGACATAACGTTATCCATTTCATCTGTAAATCCTTCTCCAATACCTAGAGCTAAGTTAGTTCCGATTTCATCTCTAAATAATGTTGATGGAGATTTGATTCCGAACATTTTCTTTATGAATTTAGTTACATCTCCTACTAATGATTTTATTTTATTTTTTAACCAATCTAATGTATTGCTCATACCATTCCATAAGCCTTCTAATAAATTTTTACCTATATTTTTAAAATCACTCCACCCCTGCTTAAATGCATTTATCATTGATTTTATGATTTCTGGTATTCTGCTTAACATTTCTGGAACATATTTTATTAAACCATTGGCTAATGCTTGAATAATTCTTAATGAAGCACTTAATAATTGTGGGGTTAGCTGTATTAATGTATTTGTTAATTTTATAATTATTTCTGGTATTCTTGCTATTAATTCTGGTAGAGCATTCATTATGCCTTCTATTAAAGCTACTAATAATTGGATTCCACACTCTATAATCACATCAATATTGTCTAGCAATATGTTTACCATATCCATGATAACTCTTACCATCATAGGTATTAATTCTGGTAATGTTTGAGATATACCTTTTATTAATTCTACTAATATAGTTATTCCTGTTTGTAATATTGTAGGCAGATTATCTGTAACAAATTTTACTATATTTGTTATTATGTCTAACACTACAGGTAATAGTTCTGGAATTAACATCGTTATTCCATCCATTAGCTTTTGAAGAATATCCATTCCGGCTTTCAAAATACTCGGCATATGATCCATTATCATCATTGGCAATTTCATTACTAACTCTACTATTCCATTAATTATTGTTCCCACTCTAGGAATAATGTTATCCCCAACTGTAACTACACTTTCTACAAAATAATAAATCAAGCTTTCTAAATCCACTTGGTCTTGTGCTAGTCCTGTTAATAAATTTTTCCATGCTGATCCCATTGATGCTAATGAACCAGAGATAGTTTCTGTGGCTTCTTTGGCTGTTGTACCAGCTATCCCCATGCTTTCTTGCATTACACTTATTGCATTGACTATATTTCCAAATGACATGCTACTTGCATCCACTTCTATTCCTAATTGTTTTTGAATATCTTTCATCTTTGATGCATCAGCTATTAATCTTGCCATTTCTGTTTTTGTTCCACCATATCCTAGTTTTAAATTATCTAGCATAGTGTAATTTTGTTTCGCAAATCCCTGGTAAGCATTCTGAATCATAGACATATCTGTTCCCATTTTATTGGCATTGTCTGACATATCAATAATTGCTCTATTAGCAACCTGCGATGCTTCAAATGAGTCTTGCTCTAATGATTGAAGCAACGATGCACTAAATGATGTAACTGTCGACATGTACTCATTTGCACTTAACCCTGCTGTCTTATAGGCTTGATTTGCATACCCTAAGACTTCATTTATTGAACTATTCATTAATTCAGTATCAGCTTTTACTTCTTCTACACTTAATCCGTATACTTTTGCATAAGCTTTAATTTCTTTATCACTTAATGCAAATAAGGTTTCAACTCCACCAACTAATTGTTCAAAATCTGCATAGCTTGAAAGCGCTTCTTTACCAAGACTAACTATTCCTTTTGTAATAGTTCCCATTGCACTAGCTAATCCTTTTACACCAGCTATAATGGCTTCACTTGTTAAATTAGCTTTTATAATATCTCCAAGTTTTAAGGTTTCTGTTCCGGCTTCTTTTTCGGATTGTGTAAATCCATCTATTTCTTTTGTAGCTTTCGACATTCTGGTTTCATTTTCCTTAATATTTTCACTTAGATTCTTTATTTCAGATTTTAAGTTTTTTGCTTCTGCAGAATTTTTCCCCTGTTCTAATACTACTGATGCATATTTTTCTCTTAGTGTAGATAATTTGTTTTTTTGTTCTTCAATTACATCATTCATCTTTTGATAAGTGCTTCTATTATCTTCTAATTCTTTCTGGTTATCATTTAATTCTGATGTTAACTTATTAACTTCTGCTTGAGCTAGATTCATTTCTTTTTGATATTTGTTTATTGTTATTTTATTTTTTTCATATTGAGATTCTGCTTGAGCCAATTCTGTTGATAAGTTGTTTATTACTTTTTCTTGAGCTCTTATTTCTTCTGTGGTTGAAGATGTATTATTTTTAAGCTCTTCTAATTTTTTGTTTTCTTTTTCTAAATTCAACATCATATCCATCATTGAGACAGCATTTTTATCTTGCTGTTTATTGAAATCTTCCAATGCTGATTTGTATGTTGATATTTTTTTATTTCCTTCTTCTATTTCTTTATTTAGAATATTATTTCGAGATGTTATGGCTTGAACTGATTTATCATTCTTATCATATTGACTTGAAACAACTTTCATTTCACTTGCCATAACTGTTAAATTACTTGTAATTGTTTTTAGCGCTTTAGTGTATTCACTTTCTCCTGTTAATTTTACAGTTCCACCAAACGATCCAGCCATATAATCCCTCCTTTATAACCACTCTTCTTCTTCAACTATCATTTCTTCTAATCTTTCATAACTTATTTGTTTTAGTTTGAAATCATAAAATCTTTGATAGTGATAGTACAGATTTTTAAATTTTCTATAAGTCAGTCTTCCTACTTCTTTTTGAGATAGACCTAATAAATTTATTCCTGTAAATAAAATCCACGAGAAATCGATTGGCTCATCTTCCTCGTGGACTATGTGTTTTTTGGGTGGTCTTCCTTAACGCTTTCTGTAATTGCTTTATTTAATTTTTTTGCTGTTTCTTTTAATCCTGCTCTAGTTATTAGTCTACCTACTTGTTTTTGTGTTAATAACTCTTGAGTTTTCCCCAATTCATCATTTTCTATTTCTATTGCTTCATTTATCATTTCAGTAAAACCAAAAATTAGAGCTTTTGCATTAGGTTCTTTTCCACCTTTATTATCAGTAAGTTTTCCCCATTTTTGCACTGTTCCGTATTGTTTTTGTATCGCTTCCATAACGTTCAAATTAAATACTAATGCATATTTTTTTTCATCTATTTCAAATTCAAATTTATAATCTTTCATATTTCCTCCTAAATATTAAAGGTGGACATTAATCCACCTATGCTTTCTTTGCGAATAATCCTTCTAAATATTCTACTGCTTCATTATAAGTTGTAAAAGTTTGAGTTTTTGACCATGTACCATCTTCTAATTTTAAAACAGTTCCTTCTAATGATGTTGTAGTAAACTCTACACTTTCTCCTTTTGTTTTTTCATCTGGTAATGCATCTTTGAATTTAACTTTACTCAAAAATTCAACTTTATATTTATATACTCCATTAACTATCTTTGTAATTATTCTTCCGAATCCTACATATGGAGCAACATCTGTATCCTTACGAATAATTTCTCCGGCTTCTGATATTTCATGTCCTGTTAACCCTGCATATGTTTCATCATCATCTTCATCTACTGTAATTGTTACAGTACCTTTTTTGAATGTATAATCACTTTCAGCTAACGAATCATCAGCATATAATTCTGCTGAATTTAAATCTAATGAAACCTTACAATCTACTGCTTTTCCTGGTGTTTTTACTTCTGCATATGTTTCAGTTTCTTCATCTAAGATTCCATATCTAAAATTTTTCAACCCTATTCTTGCCATTTATATTTCCATCCTTTCTTTTGCAAATTCTAAAGTTTTATGATATTGCCCTGTATCTTTTTCATACATATCTGGGCTACTACCTGTTCTTATAAAGTTATTTTCTTTCATAACTTCTTTTATTCTTTTTTCTATTGCTAAATAATTTCTATCACTGAAAATATCAACATCTATATAAGCCACACTACCTAATTCTTGATCTTCTGCGAATAATGCTGGTTCATCATCCGTGAAAGTATAAGTAATATATGTTTTGCTTTTTCCGGTATATGTTATATATTCTGCCGGTATTTTATTGCCTTCTACTATGAAATTATCGAAGATAGATTTTATCAATTCATAGTCATTCATTTAATATATTTCTCCTGAGCTTTCTTCATCGCATTTGTTATCTCTGATTCTTGTCTGAATGCTTTTCTGAAGAACGGTTTCTTTTTTTCTCCTCTGCTAGTTCCAAATTCTCTAGCCATTGCAATTAATGGTATTGGTATTCCTTCATCGTTATAGCCATAAAATCCAACCTTAGTATTTATTCCACCATCACTCGGTGTCCTATATGATTTTGTAATTTTTAGTCCTTTTTCCAATGACTTAGTACTTTTAAAGCTAGACTTCATATTTGTCTTTACTTGATTGAATACTACTTCTGCTCCTGCTCTTGTCATTTCACTTAGCATTTCTTCAGTATTTGCTTCTAACTCCTGGAATGATTTTATTAACTCATTAGGTAGTTCAATATTAAATCCTGCCATTATTTTGTTACTTCTTTGGCTTGAATTTCTAATTCGATATTTTCTTCATCAATGTTATTCAAATACTCTATGGTATATCTTTTCTTGTTAAATAGAATTATCATATCCCTAGTTATTTCTGTCTTTGGATAACGAATTGTGAAGTTAGTATAGGCTTTTTCAAAATCACTATTACTTGCTATCAAAGTAAATCCTTTTGTTGTTTTTACTTTTGCATAAGTAGTTAGGATGAGAGTGTCTTCTGGAGTTTTAAATCCTGCACTGTCATCCTTTATAGCTACTTTGTATATTGATATTTTCTTATTATAGTTACCTGGATTTAACATATATTATTTCTGGAATGCATTCCAAGAATTGTTTCTACAACTTTATTGAGATTATTTTTATCTACATATAAAAGCCTATTATCATACATGTCTTGGCATAAAATAAATACGACAATTATAAAATCATCATATTCATCCAATTCCTTTACTCCTGTGTTTTCTATAATAAATTTTTTAGCAATAGATAATAAAACAGTAAGTAATTTCTTATCTGCTTCATCGACTTCTTGTAGTCTAATATAATGCGCTATATCTTCTTCTGTTATAGTACTTACTTTCATTAGTTTCCTCCTTCTTATGAGGTCTTGCCTGAACAACTAATGACCTTATTTATCTTTTTGATTATCTTCTTTTGTTTCTTCTGGTATCGGTTCTGTTGGTGTTTCTGAATCCGATTCCTTTTCTTTTGTTAATTCTGCTAATTGAGTTGTTAACTCTTCGATTTCTAATTTTAGTTGCTCTATTTCCTTTTTTAATGTTTCATTTTCTTTTTTTAGTTCAGTTTGGCTTTTATTCTTCTCTGTGTACTCTTCAATATATCCAGCTTTAAGAAGGTCATCTATTATTGCTTTATTACTTAATTCAATAACGTGACCTTTTGAACCAGATACTTTTCCACTAAAACTTTTTAAAACTGTAAACATTATCCAGCAGGACAAACTAATTTAGAAATCTTTTGTGCATCTTCAACTTTAGCATCGAATTCCATCCATGCCACTACACCAATAGCATGTTGGTCAGCATATTTTTCTCTTAGAACTTCCATTTCAAGCTCTTCAGTAAATTTAGTTGCTAATCCTGATAAATCTCCATAAAAAATAGCAGTATTACCTGCTCCAATATCTTTCATGTTATCAGTTTCATAAACTGGTTTCCCTAATAATGTATATCCAAAATCACTTGTTATGTCATCTTGTAATAAATATCTATCATTTGCATCTTTTAATAATGATATTGCTGTTAATGTTTCTGGTGACATTAACCATACTGCATTCTTTTGGAATTTTTGTTTTACCTTTCTTTTGGTTTTGATAATTTCATCTGCTGTAATTGCATTTGCACTTTCAGCTGTAACAACTAATTTTACTCCTTTGTCTAAACCTGTCACTTTTCCGTCTGTTCCGTTTAATAATTCGTTTTCAACGAATAATGCAATAGATTCAGACATAATATTGATAACTTCATTAACGATATTGAAGTCACTATTATTTACTAATGATTTTGAAATTTTAGCTAATGCTCCAGCTAAATATCCTGTTAGTTCAATGCTAGCAAATTTACCAATATTACTTTCTAATGATTTGAATTCCGTAGCATATGCCATATTTACTTTCGCATCTGCTGTTTCAGAATAATAAGGGATTTCTAATTTACCTTTTATATTATATTTAGTTGATTTTGCTAAAATTGGACAAATGTCATATACTTGTTTAATTATTTTTTTAGCAATTGTTACTGGAATAACTGCTCCGTTATCTCCTTTTGTTAGATTAACTTCTGCTCTTTCTTCTAGAACAACTCCTCTTATATAACTTTCAAATGCCTTTTCTTCTTCTAAGGCTCTTTTTTCATCTTCCTTCACTTGTTCTTCCTCCTTCTTTTCATCTTTTTCTTCTTCAGTTTCTGGTTCTTTTGTTAACTCTCTACCTTTAGTCATTGCTGAGATAGTATCGTTAATTAAACCTATTTCACTTTCTAATTTTTTAAATCTTTCGTTTTCCTCTTCAGTAAACGCTCTTTCTTCTGCCTTTACATCATTTAGTAATGTTTCCATTTCTGTTTGCTTTTCAGCTCTTTGTTCAGTTAATGCTTTTAGATTCATATTTTATTTCTCCTCTCTTATCTTTCTTAATCTTTCTTCATAATCTGAATAATCTATTTTGACAACTTCCTTATCGGCATGTTGTTCAGGCTCCTCTTTGTGTTCTTCTCTTATGTCTATCGTTTGAGATTCTTCTCCACGATATTCAATTAATTTTTCTTGGTCATCTCTTACTTCTATACTTGTTCCTATGTATGCTGGATATTTCCTGTCATCTATTATTGAGACTTCCAATAATTCTATATCTCTGACGATTCTTTCTTCTATTCCATCATCATTGACTTTTCTGTCTTCTTTATTACATAAAAAGCCAAATGACCATCCTCTTAATTTGTTATCTTTGGCTTTTTCTATAACTTCAGAATCTTCTATTTCTACGATGGCTCGTAATCCAATATTGTCTTCATATAGTTTTGCTTTACCACTTTTTGTATCTGCTAATTCTCGATCCCTTTCATGATTTAGTAAAACTAAAACATTATCAGCTTTTTCTAATGCCCTTTGAAATACACCTGATCGAATTCTTTCTACAAATTCTCCTCTGGTATCATGTAATACCTTAGATGTTCTTTCTACTGCATTGACATAACCATCTATTATGATTTTTCCATTCCTAACTTCCACCTTCATCTTTACCACCTCCTTCTTCGGTGTTATGCATGTCTACAATTGAATTTGTATTCGGTGTGTAGTATTGCCCTGTAGTAGTATCGAATACTACATTTCCTAAATTTAAAGTTATGACATCTAGCCCATCTATACTGTCATAGTCTTCTAGATATCTAATTTCATTTTTAGATATCCATCCGGTTTCTGATGCTATCTTATAAGCTTCGTATCTTTCTTTTATATTTCCTCTGCTTATTTCTCTAGTATCAAACTCAAAATAAAAAGACTCCTTTTCTTTTTCGAGTAGTAAGTCTTTATTCAAAGCTATTTTTATCGCTGTTAATATTGGCATAATAGCTTCTTTCATAAATTCATCAAAGTTCTCTTTATTATGAAATATGTGGTCAATTTCTTCTTGTAACGTTTTCTTTCTTTCATTTAATTGAAGTTCTACTGTAGTGCTAGAACCTTCTTTAAAATCCATACCTTCATTCAAGACAATTGCATTCTCACTTTTATTTGAATACAAATTAGACCATGCTTGCTTTAACATTGCTATTTCTTTTTCTCCGAGTTTTCTTTGTGAAGTTATAAAACCCTTTTTGGCTCCACCTGTTTTCACAAGTCCAAGCTCATACATTAATGTTTGATATGCATTTTCAATAGCTGTTGAAACTTCTCCTATTACACTTTTTCCTGAGCCACCATTCTTGGTGCTTCTAAGTATTGTAATAAAATTAAATGTTTCATATGTTTTTCCATTTACCATGTATGTTATATCTTTAAAAATAGGATCAACATTAGTATTAATAGATACGTGTGATGCTTCTACATACCTTAAACTTTTAAATTTATTTCTTTGTTTTTCTATAAACAAATATCCACCTTTATCTAATAAATAATCTTGTACCCAGGCTTTTCTTAATTGAAAAGCATCTAAAGTATCTCCTGGATCTACATTTAAAAGTTTTACTCTTGAATCATCCTTAACTTCTTCTACTTTTGTTTTTCCTGTTTTCTCATCTTGTATTTCACGATATAACCTAATTGGTATCATTGCTACTGTATTGCATATTCTATCTACTGCACTAGCTACTGCCGGCAATGACATTGCTTTATCTTTGTCTATTGTTTCTCCTCTAAGAATCGCTTTCAGCAACAAATCACTTGCTGACTCTTCAGTTTGTGGCTTTGATGTTTCTTCTTCAGCTCTTCTTCGGAATATATCTCTCAGTTTCATTTTCCACCTCCTTAATTTATTATCTGTACAAAGAAGTCATTATTATCTAGGAATACATCTTGTTGTAGTAGATGTACTGCATTTATTAGCGCTACTACCATATCTACTTTTCCCTGACTTTTTTTCTTAGTTATGTACCTATTCATATTTGTATCGTAGGTACATCTTGCATTTTCGAAGTTGATTTCTAATAATTTATTTTCTTCATATCTGAATTTTCTGTCGATTATCTTTTCATACAATAATTTTGTAGGACTATGTAATGTATCGCTATGTTGTCTTATTTCTATAGTGTTATATTTTTTATCCCACTTTTGCGCTGACGATAGTGCATTGTATCTATCATATCCTATTGCCATTATTGTCACTTTGTATTTTTCTTCTATCTTAAATACAAAATCTTCTATTATTCCATAATCTACTGTTCTATCTCCACAGGCTATACATTTTAAAGTTTTTATAAAATCGTGATAATTTATTTTTTCAAACTTATTCTTTTCTTCTATCCTTCCTTCTGGAATAAATGCAGTTACATCTGCTAATATTTCGTTATCTTCTTCAGACACCATTGCTACAGCACAGTTATCGTTGGTCATGGCTAAGTCCACTCCTATGTATACCTTTCTGCCTGTCCAATCTATTTTGGCTACCCTACAACTCATTACTTCATTAACATCAATATAGCTTTCTGTTCCCATTCCCTGGTATATAATATTGCAATGTTTTGTTAAAAAGTTTTCTCTTACTGACTCTACTGCAATTGCTTTGGCTCTTTTTTTAACCAAGTCTTCCCAGATTTCTGGTATTTCTAAAGCTACAGGATTTGATTGTTTTAAAACTATATCATCGGTAGTCCATTTATTTATATTTTCTTCATCCGGTTCATATAAAAGTGCAAATATGGTTTCATCATTTTCTATTCCATCTAATACTCTTTTTGCATATGACACTTCATCTTCGAAGGGATTTGAAACAGTAGGATATTTAGTTGAGATTATACAACCTAATTTATTTAGAATGTTCAATTGTCCTGATCTCATTGATTCTATTGCATATGGATTTGGTAATGCTCCAACTTCATCTGCTAAGAATACATTTGGTAGTTTTCCATCCATACGACTTGATGAATAATTTAATGGATAATATCTGCTTTCTGTTAAATTGAATTGTATGTAATCTCTTAATATTTTAAATCTCTTGCTTTCTTTGTGTAGATAAATAAGTGGACTTGATTTCAACGTTTCTTCTATTGCAGTTTTAACTTCACGAGATAATGCTCCATCTGGAGCTACAGAATAAAACTTTGAATATTTTGGTTCCAATAAAAAAAGCAAGATAAATATCGTTGCTATTGTATATGTTTTAAAGTTCTTTCTGGCTATCTCAAGTATAGCTGTTTCATATCTTCTTTTACTTTGGTTGCTTCTGTATACAACACATAAAATTGATATGTAGAACACCCATTGGTATCCACATGAGCATTGGTATATTGTTTGTCCTGCCTTTAAACCTTTTGGCATTATTAACAATTTCAGGATTGATTCTATCTGCTTTACTTTTTTTTCATTGATTTTATATTTTTTATTCTTATCATTTGCTATTTCCAGAAAGCTCTCACATTGTTTTTTGACATACTTTGGTGCTTCTGTTTTCCCTGTTACAACATCTGTTGCATATTGGTATGCCTTATTTTTCAAGTGAGCCACCTGCTATTATTTGTAGCAGTGGATCATCCTCTTCCGTAACATCATCTTTTCTTAATGAGATAATTATTTTCATTAGTGTACTTACTGTCTTATTTGCACTGTCTGTAGTTCTGTTATAGTCAGATATCGATGGATGTGAATATACATTTTTTCTTCCCTTAACATATTCTTTTGTAACTAATGCTCCATCTTCTTTTATTGTTTTCTCTAAGTCATTCAGTATTTGCAATTGTACTTGATACCTTTTAAATGTTGTTAAAAAGAAAAAGTTTTGTTCTACTCCATGTTGTTCTGCTATCCTTAGGATTTCCTGCGCCTGTTCATTTAAGGACATTTTATTCATGAGTTATACTCCTAAAATAATCCCCATTCTGCAAACTTTTCAAATCCACCAATTTTATTTATGTATTCTCTGGCTTCTTCTACTATTTCGCTATATGGTTTTCCATCTATTGTTTCATCTCCGATTGCACAACTAAATTGTACAGGCTTATTTAATTCTTGAGCTTTTTTAAATGCATATATATTTACTGACACATCAGCTTTTGACAAATCTTTTCCATGTAATCCACCACCGGTTACACTTTGTGCCATATCAGAACCAAGCTTTCTATTTGTTGCTCCTGTATCTACATTTATTCCTCCTGTCCAATATCCCAATGGATTTACTATTGCATTTGGATAATCCTCGTAGATATCATTTTCTTCTGTATTACTTTGACATATTATTAATCTATCTCCATCTAATATGTATTTTCCATCAAATGGATTCTTAGCATATATGTCTTTTGCATAGCTTGATAATTTTATTTCTTCTTCTGTTAATGGTACACCTTTAAATATTCCATTATCTCCACATCTAACCTTTCCTGATTGATTTTTAGCTAGATGTTCATCTTGTTTTTCTACTACTAAGTCTAATGCTACATCTCCGGCTATTCTTTTTACTGCCTTTTCTACTTCATCTGCTGTGAAGCTTTCTGATGATTCTATAATCACATGACATACTCCATGTCCTATTAAAACTTCTACAGCTACTTTGGGATTATTGTTTTTTCTATATGCTATATCTACTATAGCTCCTGCTATCCTATCTGCTATTTTATCTGGATGAGCTGGATTTACTTTTTCTATCATTCTTCTTCCTCCTCTAATTCTTTTTCTGTTACTACACCTTCTATTATTTTTATTGCTGTTTCTCCTGTTAAGGTTTCCCAACGGTCAATTATGACATCTACATATTTAGGATCTAATTCTATTGTGTAGCAGTTTCTTCCTAAATGTTCACAACTTATTAATGTTGAACCTGAGCCACCAAAAAAGTCGATTACATTTTCTCCCTGTCTACTACTATTCTTAACTAATCGGCTAATTAATTTTATTGGCTTCATAGTTGGATGTACATCATTCTTTTGTGGCTTATCTTCATGTATTACTGTTGTAGGTAATTTGTCGGCTAAGATTTCTTGCACTAATTCTTTCAATTCATCTTTGGTATATTTATCCAAATCTGCTTTATCTTCGAATACTGTAGTTTGTGTTCTATCGTTTATAAAATAATGACCAGCTCCTTCTTTCCAACCATAAAGACATGGTTCATGCTTCCATTGATAATCTTGTCTTCCAAGTACCAATGCATTTTTTACCCATATTAGATTTTGCTTTACCTGTCCTCCGGCATCTCTTAATGCTTTTCTAAAATTATATCCCTCTGTATCTGCATGGAATATATAATATGCTCCACCTTCTTTTAATACTCTTAGCATTTGCTCATAAAAAGCATTCAAGAATAAGTAGAATGATTCATCATCCATATTGTCATTAAGGATTTTATTCCCATTTTCTCTTTCTTTTCCATATCCGGTTTCATTTATTGAGCCATAGTTAACATTGTATGGTGGATCTGTTACACATAAATCCATTACTGCTCCATCTACTAACTTATCAATATCTTCCTGGCTTGTACTATCTCCACACATTAATCTGTGTCTTCCTAACTGATAAACATCTCCTGGTTTAGCTTTAGGTATTTCTGGTAATGATGCTTCTACATCATAATCATCTTCCTGGAATTCTATATCTTCCTGTGTAAAATCAAAATCATTGATATCAAATCCTGCTAATGAAACATCAAAATCTAATTTGTCGAGTGCTAGGATTT